TCAAAGACACACAGTGGTGCTCCTATGGACACCAATCAGAAGCTCTGTGTTGCTACTTGCCTTGACAACGTTTCTCGTTATTTAACAGAAGCATTTAACTCAAGCGAGGGTACACAGAGAACAGATATGGGAGCGTAAACTTATGCGCAATACTGTGGTGACACAGTAGTGTTTATTAAGATACGTGCTTTATAGGACAAAGGAGTAGCTACCTCGTTAGTACCTACAATTACTAACTTACTATAAAGCATAAGATATTATATCTATGTAGGAGATATGAATATGTATGGTTATGTTTATAAAACGACTGACCTAAGAAATAATAAAATCTATATTGGTCAACATAAAAGTGAACAATATGATGATAAATATTATGGGTCGGGAATCATAATTACTTCTTTGATAAAGAAATATGGTACACAGAATTTTAAGAATGAGATTTTGTGTGAATGTGCTTCTGCGGAAGAACTAAACGATAAAGAAATAGAATTCATTGCACAGTATGATGCAAGAAATCCAGAAATCGGATATAACATTGCAACGGGTGGTGCATTTGGTGATTCTGGTTATCATTTAGGAATGCTTGGAAAAACTCAAACAGATAAGCAAAAGGCTTGTGCTTCAAAAGCTTGCTCTTACAAAAGGGATAAGAAATTTTGTGAAAGGATGGCACAGCAGACCACAGCCTTGTGGGAAGATGATAAGTACAGAGAGTTAATGTCCAAGAAACGCAAAGGTAAAATTCCTTGGAACAAAGGGATGACCATAGATGAAGAGACTAAAGAAAAGATTTCCAAGTCAGTATCTAAAAGCCTTAAAGATAAATATGAGGCAATGACCGATGAAGAAAAGCTTGCACGTGGTAAAGCAATCTCTGCTGGAAAGAAAGGCAAGGTTGCAGTAACTGATGGCAATAAAACTTACTTTGTTTCTTCTGATGAAGTGGATGATTACATACATAAAGGATATTACAAGATGTCCTTACAGAGATATAAGAAACTTAATAAACAATAAACAAGGTGAATTATTGGAAACTCTCTTAACATAGTACAGAGTGTTAAGAGACAATCAATAGCCAAGTTCATATATTTTATATGAAAAGGTTTAACGACTATCGAAAGCATAGTATGTGAGAAATACACATACGAAGAAGTGAGTAGAGTAGGAGATAGTATCTCCGAAGTGCCTTGCATCTTTATTGCGGTAGCAGTAATAAAGATGGTGATATAGTCTGAACACTATAGTGATATAGTGAGAATAATCGGAAACGGATTATTCATAACACACTTTGATAAGAAATTCTGTATGACTCTTACAAACGTAGCCTTTAACTAATCAGAGGCTGTGAGTAGTAATACTCATGGAAATTTAACAGTTACATTATAATCATAAGGTTATAATGTGGGACAGGGAGTTGCAAGCCTTTTTGATTACCCTTAATAATCAAATTACCACATTTATGATATTAAATAAATTTTAAGGGAGTTTATTCAATGTATGGTTATATTTATAAAACAACAAATTTAATAACCAATAAAATCTATGTTGGACAAAAGAAATCAAATAAGTTTCTTGGAACAAAATATTTAGGTAGTGGAACGCATTTAAAAGAATCTGTAAAACATCACGGCAAAGAGAATTTTACTGTTGAGTTTATAGATAGTGCAGAAACCGCTACTGAATTAAATGAAAAAGAAATTTATTGGATAGATAAATTAGACGCACGAAATCCTCAAGTCGGATATAACATCTCTCTTGGTGGTGATGGTAATACATCTGGTACATCTTGGAATAAAGGTCTTACCAAAGAACAAGATGAAAGGTTGATTTGTTCAGAGCAGACCAGAATGAAACGAAGTGAATCGTTGAAAAGGTCTTATGCTGAAGGACAACACAAAGTCAACTTTACTGATGAGATTCGTGCTAAGATGAGTGCTAAAGCAAAGGCAAGACCTCATCTTCCAACTACCAATGGTAAGAAAGTAATAAATAATGGAGAAACAAATAAAATGGTTTATCCACAAGAACTTGAAACTTACTTATCAAATGGTTGGGTAGTTGGTAAATTACCCAGTAATAAACCAGCGTGGAATAAAGGGTTGACTAAAGACACAAATGAGAGTGTAAACAAATACTCAAAGGCAAGACAAAAGCTAATAGCAAGTGGTAATCGAGTTGGTTTTTGTAATGCTAAAGGGAATCATTTTTCTAAAGGTCAAAAGGTTAAAGAGTTTGTTGCTGAAAACTGTTAAAGAAAACGATGTGAAATCGGGGAAAACCTTATTATGGTTTAGCAATACATAGTAAGACAATCCCGTACCAAGATATGAGAAATCATATAAGGTGTAACGACTATCGAAAGCATAGCCATCAAGAAATATGGTGGTGAAGAAGCAAGTAGAGTAGAGCCAAGTGGTTGGTATCTATGCGATATTAACATAGAGTAAGCCCATTAAATCGAAGTGCATCGAGTCCAACAAACGTTAATAGGATGTTGGATTGTGATATAGTCTAATCTATATAGTGATATATAGAGAATAATTGGACACGAATTATTCGTAATGATAATGACCCAATCTTATTGCTAACGAAATCGTACTTGTAAAACCTCTTCCAAGTATGACAGGCTACATCAGCTACATGAAGTATTCTTATGGTAGCACAAAGGGTGGCACTGAAGCTGGTACAGAGTTAAACAGCCCATTCAAACTTGGTTTAGTTGATAAGAACTATACTTCAAGGTTTGTTCCAGAGGCTAAGCCCGCTGTAGCAAGTGGTGGTGTTGTTGCTGGTACTCTTACATGGACACCAGTTGTACCTAATTTCGTAGAATTCGTAATTGGTACTGACGTATATCGTGATGGTGGCGATGGTAAGATTTACAAGGGCAGAACTGTTACTACAAAAGACACAACTGATAGTTGGGGTAATGTAACTCCTGCTGGTACAGTTGTTAATGCTGGTACAGAAGTTACTGGTTCTTCTATCAACTATCAGACAGGTGCTTATACATTTACAGATGTTACATTAACAGAAGCTACAGCAGTTATGTGTAACTATGTATATGATAACGAAGTTGTTCCTCAGAACGACCTTCCTACTATTGTTGGTAAGATGGATGGTATCGCTCTTGTCGCTAAGCCAAGACGTATTGCCATCTACTACAATCAGTTAGCACAATTTCAGGCTAAAACGGATTATGGTTTCGACCTTGCTACTCAGTTAGCAGAACAGGCAGTTGGTACACTCTCTGCTGAAATTGATACTGAAATCACAGACTTACTTATTGATAACGCTACACTTAAGCCTTCACTTACTTTCAATAAGACTGTTCCTATTGGTATCACAAAGCACGAGCACTATGCTGACTTCACTGAAATCCTTGAGTTAGCTAAGAAAGAAATCTATGATGTAACACGTAGATTCGTTCCTAACTACATGATTTGTGCAAGTGATATTCTTCCTATACTTGCTTTCATTCCAGAGTTCAAACAGGCGTCTACTGGTCAGATAAACGGGCCATATTTCGCAGGTACTCTTGGAAGTCTGAAGGTATTTATTGTACCTCGTACAGATTTCGCTGGCAAGTTCGTAATTGGTGTAAATGGTAACGACTATATGACAGCGGCTGCCGTCTATGCACCTTACATGCCTATCATCCCAAGTGGTGAAGTAACTTACGCAGATGGTCTTACATCTAAGGGTTGGGCTACTATGTACGACCTTAAGATACTTAACCCTCTGTTACTTATCAAGGGACAAATCGTTGCTGAATAATTGTTGACAAATTAGACAATTTATTGTATATTAAATATGTGTGGGATTGTGGGGCTACACCCACACATTCTACACATATTTTTATATAAAAGGATTGTTTATGGTCAAAGGACAAATTGCATACAATAATGGCAATAGAATAATATTTTTGACTGAAGGCGAAGATATTCCAAAGGGATTTGTTCGTGGAGGATTACCTCGTATGTCTGCTGAAAGATATAAACAGGCGGGTAGGAAATCCTCGCAGACACAAAAAGATGCTTGGAATAACTTATCACAGGAAGAAAAAGACATAAGACTTTCCTCTTTACATGATAGAATGTTTACTGATGAAGTAAATGCTAAACGTGCTGAATCATGTAGACATACGATGTCATTAAAGAGTGAAGAAGAATTGTCTGCTATTTCTGAAAAGAAAAGCGAATCACTTAAAAGAACTTGGGCAACAAAAACCTCTATTGATAGAGAGAATAGAAGAATAAAGACAAAAGAGACTTGCATAGAGAAATATGGAGTAGAGTTTCCTTGTCAACTTCCTCAATGTGGATTATCTAATAGTGGTACACATACCAAACCAAATGAAACATTTGCTCGTTTATTAGATAAATATAATCTTGAGTATGAGCGTGAGTTCCCTTTAAGTAAATATAAATATGATTTTAAAGTTGGTAATATCTTATTTGAAATAAACCCCACGGCTACACATAATTCTACTTATGGAATTTATTATAGGGATGGATTAGATAAAAAGTATCATTACAACAAAACCAAACTTGCTTTTGATAGTGGTTATCATTGTGTCAATGTTTGGGATTGGGATGATGCAGAACTTCTGATTAAAACCTTTTGTATTCCTAAAGAAAGGATTTATGCTCGGAAGTGTGATATTAAGGAAGTCACACAAACAGATGCTGTTACATTTATAAATAACAATCATTTACAAGGATATGCTAAAGATAGTATTAGACTTGGATTGTATTATAATAATGAGTTAGTATCTATTATGACTTTTGATAAGCCTCGCTATAATCATAAATACGATTATGAACTTGTTAGATATTGTTCAAGTAAATCAATCATAGGTGGGGCAAATAAATTATTCAAACACTTCCTTGATAGATACAAACCAACTTCTGTTATATCATATTGTGATAGAAGTAAATTTAATGGTAATGTGTATATTGAATTAGGATTTACTGCCGAGAAGATTTCTGTGGGAAAGCATTGGTATAATATAAACACTAAAAAGCATATCACAGATAATCTTTTAAGACAAAGAGGGTTTGACCAATTGTTTGATACCAACTATGGTAAAGGAACTTCTAATCGTGATTTAATGATACAGCATGGCTTTGTTGAAGTGTATGATGCGGGACAACAAAGATATGTTTATTATCACATATAAGTATTAAATTGTTACATATAATTCCTCCGTTGAAAGAGTAGTCTATGGCTGATATAATTTATTCTATACTCGTAGACTACTCTTTTTATTATTGTATAAAGTAGTTGTAGAACTAATTTTGTGAAAGGAAATAAAAATAATGAGAATTACAGAAATCGCTAATGTACTTGATATTGCTCGTACTGAGGGTGAAAACTCTATCGTTATTAAAGTTGATGGTAAAGAAGTTGCTGTAGCAACACAGGCTGTAAATGTACCAAAGGTTACTGGCACAACAGCATCTGACGCTATTACTGCTATCAATGCCATCCTCGAAGCTTTAGTTGATGCTGGTGTAATGGCATCCGAAGAGTAATAATTATTTAGAATTAAGGTGGTTAGTAAATGCAACTTGCCGATATAAGAGAAGAAATCAAACTTAAATTATTTGGCTATGTTCTTGAGTCAGAAATAACTGATGAGACCATTGACGCTATCATCTTTAGTTGCATAAGAGAATTAAATAGATATTATGATAATGTTATCCTAATGACTATTCCATTTTCTCGATGCATAGATTTAACTGAATATAATGTGTCATCGGTTAAAGGTGTATATCGTGCAGAGGGCTTTACAAGCACAAACGAGAAACAAGGTGGTGTTGTAGACCCTACACTGATGGCACAATACCAACTTCTTGGAAACGTTGGTAATATGGCAAGGTATAATGACGCTATGTTTGCTTATGCTTCATGGAACACTATGATGCAGATAAGAAATACCTTATCCACTGATTTGGCTTTTAGATATGATAAGCAGTCAAATAAGTTGTATATCAATATAAGTGGTGGAGAGCCTACAACAATCACCATATCGTATATTCCTAAGTTAGTTAATCCAGAAGATATTACATCTGATTACTGGATTGATGTACTTGTACGATTATGTGTTGCGACCACAAAGATTACTTTGGGTAGAATAAGAACAAGATTTACTCAATCAAATGCTTTATGGACACAGGATGGTGAATTGATGATAAATGAAGGAACTCAAGAATTAAATGATTTAAGAACAACATTACAAGAGAACAATGATGTAAATTATATCATTGATTAACTAAAGGAGATAACAATGTCAGATTTATTAAAAGATGCATTCAGAGAATTGGATTTTCTGACTGAAGACGTTTTTGATACATCATCTGATGGATTACAACAGTTACAAGATTTTAATGATGAGGAAGAGGAATCTCCTATCACCATTATTGACATAGAGGCTGAAACAGAAGATGAACTCAAAGATTCTTATATTGGAAATGTAATTCTGGAATGTGCTGTATGCAAGACAAAGATTTACAAAGACCCTAAAGATGTGGTTGTTGATGAAGAAGAGGGTCTTGCTAATATGGATGAAGAGTGTCCTTATTGCTTTAACACATCTGGGTATAAAGTAATCGGACAGGTAGCCCCCTACTCCGAAGTTGATGCTAAATCTACTGAGGAAGATACAGACGTTACTGTTGATGGTGACGAGGTTGAAGTAGAGGAAGAAGATAAGGAAAAGGTTGAAGAAGGATTACTTGATAGTCCAGTAGAAAAGATTTCTAAGGGAATTAAATCTGTTGCAAGCAACCTCGGTCTTACTGATGAATTACAAACTGATGATGAAGATGAAGAAATCTTAACAGAGGATTTTGCTTCATTTGTTAATTGGTTAGGGGCACATAAAAATCAACTTAATGCTGTAAAGAATTCTGCAAGCGGTATATTAAATATCGTGCACAAGGCATTAAAGGATGATAGTTTCAAGGACAATGAAAAGGTACAGAAACTTATTGCTAAGTGGGATAAGGTAAAAGATTCTGCCCAGTTACTTGCTGATATTTTCAAGGTAGCAGATAGCAAGACAGTTACTGAATCATTTGATAATGTATCTATTGATTTAGATGATGCTGAGATTTCTATTAAGTCTAAAACATCAACAAATGATTTTGGTGGTGAACCCAAGGATGAAGTTATTAAACCAGTATCTGATGAGTTAGAGGCTAAGATTTCAAATAATACAGAAGAAGATGAGGAAGATACTGAGGAAGTAGAAGAGCCTATTGAAGATTTCGATGAGGAAGAATTTGATAGACTTGGAGAATCCTATCTTAAGAAAGTTTACGAAAACGTAAACTCATTTAAAACAACAAGTGTAAAAGAAAATCATAATAACCTCATTGTTGAAGGTATGATTAAATTTAAGTCTGGAAGTTCAAAGCCAACACGCTTTGTATTTACACCAGACACAATAACTTCTAAAGGTGCTGTGAGATTCTTAGGCGAAAACCTTTCTATTGTTGATACAAGAACAAGAAAGACTAAACCATTTACCTTAACTGGTAAGTTAAATAAAGGTAAATTTATTGCAGAATCTTTAAATTATAATTATGCAATTAAGGGTACTGACAATAAATATCACTATGTGAGAGGATAATATAGATGCAGATTAAGAAATTAAATGAGGCTTTTACATCTATGTATAAAGCAGATGATAACCTCACAGAAAACATTTTTGAAGCATTAGAAGCTATTAACGCTGATGAAGCTGATACTAAGGTGACAGATACAGATTCTGAATCCCAAGCACAGAAAGATGATAAACTCACTGAAGAGCAACATCACAAAGAGACAGAAGAAGAGAAGAAAGATAACGACAATATTCGTTCAGCTCTTGCAAAGCGTCATAAGCGTGTTAATCAAGCAAAAACAACCGAGGATAAAGCTACCAGAAACTTACGTGGTATCTTAAACAGAAGACGTGAAAGATTAGATAAGAAACGTGCAGAACGTGGAGAACTTACAGAAGATAGACACCACAAGATAACTGATGATGAAAAGCGTGATAATGCCTTAATTCGTTCTGCTATGAGAAAACGTAAGGCTGAACAATCTAAAGAAGAGAAAGATGCTTTAGATAGAAACGGACTTTCAACTGACCGCAGAACTGGTTCTCTTTCCTATTATAAGGGTGGTAGAGAAAGAAGCGTTGGTGGTACAGACATGTATGATGACAAGGTAAATCTTGTTGACAAAGTAAGGACTGCCAAAAGTGCTGAAAGAGATTATGCAAGACATCTTATGGGTGATAAAAACAGTAACTCATATACAAGAAAGTATAATCGTGATGCACTTGACAACTTCCAAGCAAGAGAGCGTAGAGTGCAGAACCAGAAATCTGAAGATAGAGCAAACCTTGAATGGGCATTACATGATAGAAAGAGAGATACTGAACGTCTCAATAATGTAGATACTGATTTTGAACGTGAAGTTAAGAACGCAGTAGAGCGTAGAGATAGGGCTAAGACTCGTTACAGCAAAGACATTGAGGCTGACAATCAAGACATAAGGGATATTCTTGGTAATAAGAAAGCAAAACTCAATGCTAAAAGAGGGGTAACTGAATCTAAGAAGGTAGATGAGAATAGACCCTCTGTATTTGAAGCATATAAAAATGAGAGTGTAAAAAGAGCGCAAGCCCTTCATGAATCTATTGCAAGAAGAAAGAGAGTTATTGAGTCTCTTAAAGAAAAGAGAGCAACAAAACATCTTACTGAAGCAGTAGCACCTAAGCACAGTAAGAAACCTCTTATTACAGAGAATGCTAAGATGCGTAGAAAGCCAATCAAAAGAAAGTAATAAATAATAATGGAACAGTATGGCATTTTATTAAATCAACATAATATAAAACTTAATAGAATGTACTTCCAAGAAATGACAAGGCTTATTGGGGTACAAGTTATATATCGTGCCCCAAAGCCTAATTGCCATTGGACTACTTACGCAGAAATAGAAAGTAATTATCAACCACCAGAACTTTTAGGTGTTATCTATGAAGAACATCCTTCTCAGAATACATTAAAGAAGATAGGCTGGGTAAGTGAATTACAACCTAACTCTGTATTGATACATGTTCCTTATGATTTACATGATTTGCAGGCTGGTGCATTGTTTGTTCTTCCAAGTGGTATAGATACAGCCAAGGGAAGATTATTCAAAGTAGTTACTATAAGTAACATAATGTTATACCCAGCGTCCATTCTTATAGAATTAGTTCCAGAATATATTGATACAATGGATGTAACACAAGTAGATGATTACAGAGAGACAAGTTTCAACCTATTAAGGGGTGAGGGGGATGATGAATGAGAGTATTACATGAGGCAGAAAAACATCCTACCACAGTAGACCCAAAGATAAAAGAATTAAAAGGTGGTTTTGCATTTCCTAATAACTATGATGTATTAAGAGATGGAATTATAACACCTTACATACATAAGTATGGTGGAAAATATAATGACCCTTTTATTAAATATCTACAGAGTTTACAGTTCTCCTTAAAAGGTAAACTTCCTTATGTCAATTGGATAATGCAGAATGTATTAGCAAGTAAATATTTGCTATCGTTCTTTTCTGCAAAGCCAGCACAAGACGAACAGTTATTTGATAATAACGATAGAGATTTTAAATACATAACAAATCTTATTTCTGTATTATATGATAGGAATAAGGTTAAGGAATATGTAAGCGGTAACCCTACTCAATCAGAAATTAAAGACGTGTTTTATGATGGAGCTAATTTAAGGAAAGCAGGAATTAAATCGGAAGACCCTGACTCCATTTATCAAAAAGTAGAAGAGATTTCACAAAGTAAAGGTAGAACAAGTAATCTTTCTGATTTAGGTGAGCCTCAGTACAATGAGACTGTTGAAGATTGTGTTCAATACTTTATTGCTTTATGGAATGCTGAGATAGGTGAACCATTCAGTGATAGGAATGTAAAGGCAGTATTTAACTCTTACAAGAATAATAAGCATGATAGAGTTCTTCAGCTTATGGCAATCAATCTTAAGAAGTATGCTGAGATTAAACACATTAGTAAATTGGAAGACGCTCTTGACGCATTGATTAAAGACGTGAACTTTACATTAGCACAATGAATAAATTAAGAATAGATAATAATCAAAAAATACCATATTCATTTGTTCAGTATTTAAAATCAGAGTTATCTAAGATTATTAAAGTCAACATAGATGATAGTAAGATTAAACAGTTAGATATATATTTCAACGAATTGCTTAATGGTTATAATGTACATTATGCGACCAGACAAATCATTGAGATGGGGGCAAATAATTTAACTATTACCATTTTCCCACAATATTATCTTATTGGGATAAATGGTAATATGTTACTTCCTCAGACAGACATCAAGTTATTAGATGCTTGTAAGCTAATCAATGATGGCAATGTGGGATTAAAAGGATTTCCGATATTTAATAATTGTATAAATTTTATATCAGATAATATAGATTACTTTTATTATAAGTGGAGTAAGCAGAATGTCAACTTATCTGTACGATGAGGCATTGTTAGAAAAATTAAATAATTGGACTTCTGGACTTTCTGACATGCACATATATGGTACAGAGGAAACTCGTAGATTGTATGAGGTTGTTGCCCAATCCACTGATGATGAACCCATAAGACTTCCTATGGTTTGTCTGAGAAGAAATAGCGGATTTGAGATATTAAGAACTGGTAAAGTTCCTATGGAATATATTGGTGTTACACTTGAGTCCGATACAGAGAAGTCAACAAAATTAAAGGCTATTCCAATAAACATTGAGTATCAGTTAGATGTTTATTGTAAATTGTATAAAGAAGCAGATAGTTATTTAAGGGAGTTTATTTTCAACTTTATTAACTATCCAACGCTTAAAATAAAAATTCCATATAACGATGCTAATTATATTCATAAGGCGAATATTAGAATTTCCGATAATGTAGAAGATAATTCTGATATTCCTGAAAGATTAATTAAGGGACAGTTTACAAGATTATCTCTCAGTCTGAATATAGATGACGCATATTTATGGGATGTTTCTAAGAAACAAAATAAGTCTATATCTGATACGGATATAGAGATTGTAGAAGGAGTATAAAATGCCAAGCATTAGAATTGGAGAGGTAGATAATACATTATCAGTTTCTGCTTTATCAGATACAGACGTTGTATATGTAGCTGGCTTTGTTACAATAGAAGATGGTAAGTATGATGCATCTACTATTGTAAATCCATATACACCAACTCTTTGTAAGACTATTGAGGAATTTGAAGCATTCTTTGGTACAGAGCCAGCAAAATTCCACACTATTCAGAATTACCAAGGATTTGCACAAAACGCAGTTCCTGTAGGTGTTCCTATGTTCGAACAAGGCGATGAAGACCTTTCATACATTTATGCTAAGGAGTTAATCGCTCGTGGTATCTCAGTAGTATATGAGAGAATTAATGCTCTCGATGCTTACCCATCGGTATCTGATATGTATGATGCCCTTGCTGGAACAGGACCTGTTGATGTATTTGAGAACTTAAAAGATAAAGGTGAATATACTGTTAAGTATTTAACTACTGGTGGTTATCCATCATTTGAGTATTATGGTGTATCTGAGGGTGGTAACATAATTGTTAATAAGATGTTATCTTGTGCAAGTGCCAGAGGCGATTGTGTTGCTCTTATTGACCCTACTGATAATCCAGACAGAGTATTAATTCCAAGTAATACAACTTCTGTTTACTACTCAGCAACAAATACAAACTCATCATATAAGATTGGTACAGATGGTAGTTATGGTGTAATTTGTAATCCTACTTGGGTAAACGTTACTTGTGATATAAATGGTACATCAGAATCAATGCCACCTTCATATTGTTACTTAACAGCTCTTGCTAAATCTATTCAAGATGGTAACCCTAACTTCTTATCCATTGCTGGTGTAAGTCGTGGATTTATCCCTAACTTTATTTCATTACATACAAATAAAGTTCTTACAAATGCTATTGCAAATGGATATGAAACAGATACTGGAATTAGTATCAATGCTGTTACTAACATTAAGCCTTATGGTTACTGTTTCTGGGGTAATAGAACTCTGTTAAACAATGCCATTGCTGGTGATAAGACAGCGTTCTCTTTCCTTAATTTAAGAAACCTTGTTTCTGATATTAAGAAAGTTGTTTATACGACAGCAAAGAGATACACATTTGAACAGAACACTGACGTATTGCAAGTTAACTTCCAAAACGCAGTAGAGCCTACATTAAAGGCAATGAAGTCTGGTAATGGTATTAAGAATTACAGTTTCAAGTTTAACAAGACTTCAGATAAAACGAAGTTATCTGTAACAATTAAGATTATTCCTATCTATGCAGTTGAAGATTTTGATATTTCAATTGTAATGGAAAATGAAGAAGTTACAGTAGCGTAATATATAAAGGAGTGAAAGATAAATGGGAATTTTATTAAACGGAGTTAATTCCGCTGATACAATCAATGTTGCGTCATCAACTCCTATGGGTGCTTATCACCTTTCTGATAACCCAGAACTTTATGAACCACAGCGTAGTAATAACTTCGTATTCATGGTTGGTGATATAGATAATATTGTACGTGCTGGAACTGATGGTACTACACCAAATTCAACGTTCCCTAAAGCACAAGAGTATTTAATGGTGGCTGTTAAATCTTCTTCAGTACCACACTTCTCACAAGGTGTTATTGAAGTCAAGAGAGGTAACACTACAGTTAAATATGCTGGCGATATTAAGTTTGAGGCTGGCAAGATTGCACTGTATGATTTCATCGGTGCAGATATTGTTTCAATCTTAGAGGCATGGAAGTATCTTTCTGGTAATCCTCAGACACAAAAGGTTGGACTTGCTGAAACCTATAAGAAGACTTGCTATCTGCTTGAATACACACCCGATGAACAGTTAGTAAGAAAGTGGGTAATGGAAGGTTGTTGGATTAGTGATTTAAGCGAACCAGATTACGACCA